CGCCTCGACCAACGTGTCGTATGGCATCAAACTGATCAATAACCAGCAGTACAACAGTATTGCGGTTAAGACGGTAACGTCTACGTATCCGCAGTTGATGTGGGTCAATATGACCTACCCGGACGTAGAGATCTATATCTATCCGGTGCCGACCAAGGTGCTGGAGTTCCATTTCGTGTCGGTGCGCCCGCTGGCAACTCCTGCGGCGCTAGACACTAATTTGGCGTTCCCGCCGGGATACCTGCGGGCTTTCCGATTTAACTTAGCCTGTGAACTTGCGGCGGAGTTTGGTGTCGAACCCTCTCCGCAGGTGCAGCGCATTGCCATGACTAGCAAGCGCGACCTGAAGCGCATTAACAACCCGGATGACCTGATGGCAATGCCTGCGGCGCTGCTCGTCAACCGACCGCGCTTTAACATCTTTACGGGCAACTTCTAATGAAGACGCCGATCCTCGGGTCGTCGTATGTAATCCGGTCGGTCAATGCAGCCGACAACCGGATGGTCAACCTTTACCCAGAGGTTATTCCCGAGGGGGGCAAGGAGCCTGCTTATCTGCAACGCTGCCCCGGTTTGTCTCTCAAGACAACTGTTGGGTCCGGCCCTATCCGTGGCTTGTGGTCGCTTGGTAATTACCTGTACGTCGTTTCAGGTAACGAGTTTTACAAACTCGACTCCAATTACAATTTTGTAGGTGGCGATGAACTGCTGCTAGAAGGTGGCGGCTTTATTCTGTTAGAGAATGGCAATTCCATTTCTTTAGAAAGCGGCTCTGCTTACATCGGCTTGGTGTCGGGCACTGGGCCTGTGTCCATGACTGATAACGGCACGCAGATTTTTATTGCTGCAAATCCTGACGGATACATCTACAACACAGCAACAAATGAATACCAACAAATCACTGACCCTGACTTTCCGGGTGCAGTAACGGTTGGTTACCTTGACGGTTATTTCGTATTCAATGAACCGAACTCGCAACGTGTCTGGGTCACAGGCCTATTGGATGGCTTGTCGATTGACCCCTTGGATTTTGCAAGCGCTGAGGGTTCACCAGACGGGCTAGTATCCCTGATCATTGACCATCGAGAGGCGTGGCTATTTGGCACGAACTCCGTGGAGGTCTGGTACAACTCCGGCGATGCCGATTTTCCGCTCACCCGTATCCAAGGCGCCTATAACGAGATCGGCTGTATTGCGCCGTACTCGGTCGCCAAGATGGACAACTCCGTCTTCTGGCTCGGCGCAGACCCGCGGGGTCAGGGCGTTGTATACCGTGCCAACGGTTATACCGGCGTTCGCATCTCAACCCACGCGGTTGAGTTTGCTATCCAGAGTTACGGGAACCTTGCCGACGCAGTGGGCTACACGTATCAGCAGGACGGTCACACGTTCTACGTGCTGAACTTTACCAACGCTGACACGACGTGGGTGTTTGACGCGGCTACGGGGGCGTGGCACGAACGCGCTGGATTCCGCAACGGCGACTTTAAGCGTCACCGTGGCAACTCCCATGCTCGTTTCAACGGTGATCCAATCATCGGTGATTACCAAAACGGTCGCTTGTATGCGTTCGATCTGGACGTGTACGCCGACGCTGGCGCTACGCAAAAGTGGCTGCGGTCTTGGCGAGCGTTGCCGACAGGCGGTAATGACCTAAAGCGCACTGCCCACCACTCGCTTCAAATTGATTGCGAAACGGGCGTTGGCTTAAACGGTTATGACTTGTACGACGAGGTGTATTTAGGCACGGAGTTGTTGCAAATCCTGCAAACCGAAAACGGCGAAGACATCATTTTGGACTTGAACGCCACAACAGGCGCTAACCCGCAGTTGATGCTGCGCTGGTCTGATGACGGCGGCCACACTTGGAACGGCGAGCGTCAAGTGTCTATGGGTCGTATTGGACAATACGGCACTCGCGCTATCTTCCGTCGCCTTGGCATGACCTTGAAGTTGCGTGACCGCGTATACGAGATTAGCGGTACCGATCCGGTGAAAGTCGCCATCATGGGCGCCGAACTGCAACTGAGCGGCACTGCGTCGTGACCGTAAACATCACGCAAATCCCTGCCCCGCGTGTGCCGTTTATCGACGAGCGCACTGGGCTGATTTCGCGTGAGTGGTTCCGGTTCCTAAACAACCAGTACCAGTTGACGGGTGGCGGCACTACGCAGACCACCATTGCTGACCTTGAGTTAACGCCTTCGCTGGCGGCTAACGTTGAGGACGAGATGGCAGTTGTGAAGGGTCAGATAGATGACCTTTACAAAACACCGCCAATCACGCCCATTACTCCGGTAAGTTACGGGTCGTTTTACTCAACGCAGACTCAAACGGCTGCGGTTATCAATACAGCCTACGCCATCACGTACAACAATGCTGATCCGGCGTATGGCGTTTACCGTGACCCAGCCGATAGCAGCAAGATTAAAGTTACTCGACCCGCTATCTACAATGTCCAGTTTTCTATCCAAGTAGACAAGACTTCGGGCGGTACGGGGCGACTGTACATTTGGCCTGCTATCAACGGCACTAACGTAGCCAACTCTGCGTCACTGATTCAGATTCAAGGCAACAATGCCGAAATCTTCTCTGCCGCTAACTTTTTCTTGCCGTTGTCTAACGGCGATTACTTTCAGTTGTACTTTTCCGTGGATGCGCTGGACGTGCAGTTGCAACAATTTGCTGCTGCCCCTCCAGTCCCGGCCATTCCTTCAATCATTTTGACTGTTATGCAGGTGTACGTATGACCGTTTACCTTTCAGCCTTTGCAGGAGCCGGGGCGCAGTTCTTTACCGATGACGGCTCTGTGCTGTCGGGCGGAAAGATCTATACCTACGCCGCTGGCACGACGACTCCGCAGACTACTTACACGTCTATTGTTGGAGTCTCTACCAACGCTAACCCCATCATTCTTGACTCTGGCGGACGGCTGCCAGAAGACATGTGGTTAAGCGAAGGCGTTAAATATCGTTTTGTTTTGACGGACTCTAATGACGTTCAAATTGGCGAGTACGACGACATCGCTGGCATCAACGACATCTCTACGGAGAGCGTCGCGTGGTCCACGATTACCGGCACGCCGACGACGCTGGCTGGCTACGGCATCACCAACGGCCTGACGACAACGGCTGCGGCAGCGACCTATGCGCCGATTGCCTCGCCCACGTTTACGGGCACGCCGCTGATCCCCGACAACGATACGGTTAGCGCGAACTACGCTGTGGGCTATCGAGAAGCGCCGCCCGTATCTAAGACCGCTAACTACCAGTTAGTGCTGGCAGATCGCGGTAAGTCGATTCTAATGAACGGCACCAGCCTGACGCTAACCATCCCGGCTAACGCCGCTGTCGCGTTTCCGGTGGGCACGGTCATCATTGTGGTCAACCTCAACTCGTCGGCGTTGTCCATTTCTATTACGACCGACACGCTAACTTTGGCGAACAGCACCACGACTGGCACGCGCACCTTGGCGCAGAACGGTCTGGCTACCTGCGTCAAGATTGGCAGCACCTCTTGGCTGATCAGCGGAGCGGGATTGACCTAATGAGTGGCGCTACCTTAGCAGCGGCGATTGCAGGCACGACGGGGGGAGCCGGTGCCGGTGTATTCGACGCATCGTCTGGGTCGGGCAGCGTCACGATTCCTGCCAGTGCGACGGGCGTCACCATTGAGGTATGGGGTGCGGGCGGTGGCGGCGGCTACGGTACTGTTACCCAGATATTCGGTGAGTTCCTGTACGAACCCCAAGAGAACCCCGGCGGCGGTGGGGGTGGTGGTGCCTACGCTAAGACGGTACTGGTGCTAACCGGCGCAGATGCCGGTAAAACTATCCTGTACACTGTCGGTGCGGCTGGTAGAGGCGGCACTGTAGGCGACGCTGTGGGCGGCGCAGGCGGTCAGTCTGTGGCCTATGCCGGAACATATGCCCTGCCTGAAATGATCTGTACGGGCGGCTTCGGCGGTTTTGGCGGCATTGGTATCTACGGCAGTCAGCAGGGTGCTGGCGGAACGGCATCAGGCGGCAATACGACCAACACCAACGGTAACGGTGGTGCAGCCTTCACGCAGCCCGGCGCTACGCCGATTGCCGGTGTAGGCAGTCTTGTCGGTGGCGCTGGCGGTGACGGCGGCGACCCGGTAGAGGGCGGTGATCCGGGCAAGGCTGGCGTCAATGGCCGCGTCCGAATGGTATTTACCTTTTAGGTGACACATGGCAGTTAACGTAAAAGTCCTGATCCCGGCCAAGATTGCCGAGAACACGCAGGTAACCCAATACACGGCTACGAACGTATCGGCCATCATCGACAAGTTCACGGCCACGAACTACAGCGCATCTGCGGCTACCTTGTCGGTCAACCTCGTGACGCAGTTTGACTCGTCGGGTAACCAGAACTTGATCATTAAGAACAAGACGTTGCTGCCCTCGGAGACGTATACGTTCCCTGAGTTGGTCGGCCATGTGCTGCAACCGGGTGGGTTTATCTCCACGATTGCCGGGACTGCCTCGGCTATCAACATCCGATCCTCTGGTCGGGAAGTGTCGTGACGACAGCCGAATACTGGCTAAGGGAGAACTTTGCAGCGCTGGAGTTGCCGCCAGATGCGGTGGCTTGGCTGATTGACTTGTGGCACGTCACGCAGGTGTTTGACGACGTAGCCGATGGCGACCCAGTAGACCGTAAGTCGCTGGACGATACCGTGTGGCGCACCCTTGTGGGTATGCCTGCAAATAGTTTCTTTATGGCTCATGCAGGGCAGTTATTGCCTGCGGTGGGCACGGCCATTCTGAAGTGGAAGGCTTCGGATGACGCCGAGCGCAGCGGCTTAGCCGACGAACGGTCGTTCGTGTGGCGTGCCGCTTACTATGACTTGGTTCTTTTAGTGGTGCTGTTGTGTCAGGGCCGAGAGTCTGCTATGGAAAAAGCAGGTGCGGTAATGGCACTATACGGCGAAAGTTTTGCGACATATCGCGGGGAATTCCCTCATGGCTAATCCAGTAGTTGCTATTGCCGCATCCAGCATTGGATCGGCTGCTATCGGCAGTCGCTCGGCAAGCAAAGCGGCAAGGGCGCAGCAACAGGCGGCTGATCAGGCCGCTGACGTTCAACGCGAAATATTCCAAAAGCAAACGGAACTGCAAGAGCCGTTTCGTCAGGCTGGGATTTCTTCGCAGAACGAACTGATGCGGCTGCTTGGCATCGGCGGTGACGCTGCTGCTGCCGACTACGGGATGCTGACCCGTCAGTTCCGCCCCGAAGACATGCAGATGGACCCCGGTTACGCGTTTCGTTTGTCGGAAGGCCAGAAGGCGCTAGAACGATCTGCTGCTGCTCGTGGTGGCTTGCTGTCCGGTTCCATGCTCAAGGGCGCACAGCGCTTTGGGCAAGAGATGGGTTCACAGGAGTACATGAACGCGTTTAACCGCGCTCAGGCTCAGTTGGGTAACCGCCTTGGCGCGCTCGGCAGTCTGTACGGCGCAGGCCAAACGGCCACGCAACAGGTTGCTGGTCAGGCCGGACAAATGGGAACCAACGTCGGTAACTTGATGATGAGCGGCGGACAGGCTCGCGCCTCTGGTTACCTCGGTCAAGCCAATGCGCTAAACCAAGCCATCGGTCAGGGCGCTGGCCTATACGGAATGTATCGAGGCGGATACTTCGGCGGGTCGCCGCAATACTCAGGTCAATTTTTAGACGAAATGCTGCCCGGTGTAACCGTCACCGGACGCAAGTATTGAGGTAATTATGGCAGTCATCGGCGCAACCGGATTAGAGCCAGTAAACATCCTTGGCTCATACGTGCAGGGCATGGAACTTGGCCGTGCCAATCGCCTAGCCCAACAGCAACAGGCAGCGCAAATGCAGGCCGCCCAGCAAGAGGCTGCCCTGCGTAACTATTTGTCTACGGCAGATTTGGAGTCGCCGGAAGCGCAGAACCAACTGCTTCGCTTTGGTGCGCCGGGAGCAACACTTGCTAAGACTCTTGGCGAAATGCGTAATGCTGATTTGACACGCCAAAAAACCATGACGGAAATTGAGGCCGCTGGATTCAAACGCGAGCGCGATTTGTTGGCTTCTGTAAACGATCAATCAACTTACGACACTTGGCGCCAAGGCGCGTTACAAACTTACAAAGGCGTGCCGGGCGCAGAGCAGTTAATTCCTGCTAAGTTTTCTCCGGAAACTAAAGAGCGCTTGCTGTTGACGGCAGATCAAATCGTTGGCCGTATGCCGATGTCACCAGAACAAGAAGCGCAGAAAACGCGTATCTCTGCCGCTGGGGCGCCTAAAATTCAAGTGCTCCCAAGCGCCAAAAAGTTTGCTGAAACGTTTGGCGAGAAAGCCGCTACGCAGTTTGACAATCTGTACACCAAGGCTCAGAGCGCGGAAAACAGCCTTAATCTTTCTGCCCGCCTTAAGCCGTTGCTGTCAAATAAAGACTTTATTTCGGGCACGCTTGGCAATACTCGTCTTGCAGTCGCCAAGGCTCTTGATCTGCCGGGGGCTGAGGAAACTCAAGCCTACTTCTCAGGCGTTGGCGGTCAAGTTGCTGAAATTATCAAGAACTTCGGCGCTGGAACTGGATTGTCAGATAAGGATAGAGAGTTTGCAGAAAAGATTGCTGGCGGAAGCATTGAATTGACTCCGGCGGCTATTAAGAGAATTGTTGCTCTTAACGATGAAGCATCCAAGTTCATCCTTAACAAGTACAACAAGCGCCGATCTGAGTTGTCTACAAAAGACAAAGAGATTGCTGATTATTACCCAGAGGTTCGAGCCGTCGTCCGTACTGGCACTTTGAATGGTCGCAAGGTTGTTCAATATCAAGACGGAACCACCGAATATGCCGATTGATCCAAATAAGGTTCAATGGGATGAGCAGTCAGACGTTACCGTCACTAAGATTGGCGGAAAGTCTGTTGGTCAAATCCAGTGGGATGATGAGCCTTTGCGGTCGGCAAACGCCGATCAGATTCCTCAGCGCACTTGGGCACAAACCGGGCTAGAGGCAATTTCCAACATTGGCCCAAGCGCATTGCAATTTGCAAAAGGCGCTGTTACTGCGTTAAGTCAGCCGCGTGAAACACTTGAGCAGTTAGGCGAAGTGTTAACTGGCGCTTATGCTCGATTCATTCCGCAAGAATGGATGGCTCGCCCAGATAAGGCGCAAGAGTTTATTCAAAAGGCAAATGCTGTTGGCGGCGTATACCGTGATCGGTATGGCAGTGTTGAATCCCTTAAAAACACTATTGCAACCGATCCTGTTGGGTTTGCTGCCGACGTTTCTACTTTAACTGGCGTCGGTGCCGCTGCTGCACCGGGGCGTGCGGGGCAAGTTCTTGGAACCGTATCTCGCGTAACCGACCCGTTGCGGGCTATTACTGCGCCAATAGCGGCTACTGGGCGCGTGGGCATCAATGCGCTTGGCAGAATAACTACCGGCCCGAAAGCGAATGTGTTGCTTGAGGCAGCGGAAGGCCGTGCGCCAGAAATTATCAACGCATTACGCCAGCAAACAGAAATTGTTCCCGGCGCTGCGCCGACAGCGGGTGAGGCTGCCTCACCTCTTGGAGTTACTCGATATTCTGCGCTTCAAGAATCTGCTGAAAAAGTATTGCCATCTGAGTATATGGCTCGTCGGCAAGCCCAAGATACCGCTCGCGCTGATGCAATTCGTCAGGTCGGCGGCACTCCGCTGCAACTTGAGACGGCTAAAAAGATTAGAGAAGCAGACGCCAAGACAAATTACGGCGTTGCCGGTCGTCAATTAGTGGAAGCGGATGATGTCTTCAACGGGCTTCTTACTCGCCCATCAATGGATAAAGTCATGGCTCGCGCAGCAAATTTGGCTGCCGAGCGTAAGCAGCCGTTTGTGATAGGTCAGACCCGTCCAGAACAGACGGTAACGCTGCCCGGTGAGGCTGGATTTGGCGGAATGGGGATTGCGCCGTCTCAAGCAAAAATCCCAGCGGAAGCCGCAAAATATCCCGTTCAGAGCCTCCACTACGTCAAAATGGCGCTTGATGATTTAATCAGCGATCCAAAGGCTTTTGGAATTGGCAAGTCAGAAGCGGCGGCAATTTCAGGAACTCGCGCAGAGTTTTTGAATTGGCTTGAGGGGAAGGCTGACGCATATAAGGGTGCGCGACAAACATTCGCAGCCCAAAGTGGACCAATCAACCAGATGGAGGTTGGTCAGTATCTTGAGAGCAAACTGACATCGGCGCTGCAAGGCGAAGAAAAGTTGCGCCCTGCTGCATTTGCGGGCGCCGTAGAGGCTGCACCGCAAACCATTCAAAAGGCTACTGTTGGAGCGCCTCGTTATCAAAAACTATCAGACGTTTTAACGCCTGCTCAAGTAAAAATTGTTGAAGATATTCGAAAGGATTTGGCGCGTCAGGCGAAGTTCCGCGAACAAGCCCGTGCAGCGCGGCCTGCTGGCCCTAACGCACAACAAGCAGCGACAGAGTTGCTTATTGAGTCTGTTGGTGGCGTAACAACGCCAACAATGCTTAACCGCATCGCTACCGTGGCAAATGCCATTTCTAAACGTTTAGCGGGAAAAATTGACCGTAAGTTGTCAATAGAAATTGCCACAGAGATGTTGCAACCTGAAATGGCTGCTTTAGCGTTAGAAACCGCGCAGCGCCGCACTGCAAATGTGGCGGCTGGAGTTCAAACGGCGAAAACCGTTGGAGACGTGACGCGTCGTGCTGCTACTCCGGCAGGCGTAATTTCAAACGCCCTAAGCCAATCCGAAAACCGTAACGCCCTAGCGAGGTAGCCATGCTTCAAGGCGCACTCAAGTCTAAGACTGTTTGGTGGAATGTCCTGCTGGCTGTCCTTGGCGGCCTCGAACTGATGGGCGGTCATATGACCGTGCTGTGGGGGCAGGAAGTGGCTGCGGCGATCCTAATGGTCGGCGCATTGGCAAACCTTGTTCTGCGTACTGTCACCACGCAGGCATTATCGGAGAAGTGACGTGGATGACGTTCAGGTTCTTTTCAACATCGTTTTGGGTGTGGCTGCGTTCCTTGGCGGCTGGACTGTCAATAACCTGACTCGCAGTATCGAGCGGTTAGACAAGGACGTGCGGAACATGCCGCATGTCTACGTTACCAAGGCTGATTACCGGGAAGACATCCAACACATCCGCAAGACGCTGGATGACATCTTCAATCTAATTAACCAACTGAGCAGCACCAAGGCCGACAAGTGATGTGGGCGGCATGGCTGTGGCGTTACGCACCACACGCCGTAGTGGCAGCAGGGTTAGGGCTACTGTGTATATACGCCGTATATACATTTCGGGAGCAGGGACGTGCGGAACTTAGGCCGCAAATTGAACGACTGGAGGCCGCCTTGGCTGAGGAGCGGGCGGATCGAGCGCGTGCTGAACGTGCTTCAGGCTCGTATCAGTTGGAGATTGAGCGCCTTCGTGAGCGTGCTGCTCGCACTGCTGCTAACCGTTCTCCTGTCCGGTTGTGCGTCACCCCCGCCCCCCAAGGTGGGGCAGCCCCCGAAGGAACTAATGATCCCGCCCCCGCCCCCCGGAGCGATGACCGATCGGCTGGAAGCAATCCTCAAGCGGGGCCGG